AGTGGCGGGCTTTGGTAAAGGTGATATCGAAGTAGAAGTTACCGAAAATACTCTTTCGGTTCGGTCTGACGGCAAGAAAGACACAGATGACTCAGTATATCGAGGCATCTCTTTCAGGCGGTTTGACCGTAAATTCACACTGGCTGACGATATTATAGTCAACGGTGCATCCTTAGAGAACGGTATGCTCACAATTGAACTGGAGCGTGTCATTCCAGAGGAGAAGAAGCCTCGACTCATTGAGGTTAAATAATTGGAAAGGGGGGTTGACAAAACCCCCCTACTCCTTTAGGATTATATGATGATTAAAGTTTATGAAAATTTCTTTGAAGATAGCGACTTGAAAATCATTCGTGGTTATCTACAAAATCCAACTTGGACCTCTCAAAAAAGTTCTCATGAAGATGATAGTGATTTTCAGATGTATGATGTCTCTGACATTGAATATTTCAACACTGAACTGCTTGAGTATGTTAACTCTAAACTAGATAGTAATTTTAAATTAGAGAGAGTGTATTTTAATGGTCAGAACCACGGTCATGATGGTGCGTGGCATCCAGATAGTGATATTGGTTATACCCATCTGACATATCTAAATCCTGATGTATCCCCGCACTGGGGTGGAGAGACACAATTTCAAGAGAAGCCAGGCACAATCAAAAGTGTTCTGCCTGAGTATAATTCATCTGTGGTCTTCAAGGGTAGTATTCCACACAGAGGTCTTGCGTTCAATATTGAGAACACACCAAAAAGAATTTCCCTCGCATTTAAACTTATACCAAACACTAGAGTTTTTGGAAAAGATATTGAACCAGTGAACAATCCACCGTCTATCGCACACAGAATACCTATGGAGCAACACATTAAACCAGCGGTAATTGTCGGTAGTGCAAAGTTTGATGATGCTATAGTCGAAGAGATTATTGCTGAGACAGATTCACTATGGGAAAATGGTGAGAGTCACGGCTCAAAACTTGTTGGTCAACTCAAAAATAATGAGAGGTCAAAACAAGTAAGTTTTGATATGGAGAATGATGTAGGAAAGTTACTGAAAAAAATATTTGACTCTGTTGGAGACAGATACCTACAAGAGATGCTAGGAGTAGAAGCAAAGTCAGATTGTTTTGAAATTTGGAGTAATCACGCTTATGCTGGTGACTACAATCCTCTACACACTCATGGCACTGCAACGATGGCTGGACTGTCTGGTTTTATGTGGTTGAAAAATCCACCTTGCATTGAAGAGAAATGGAACGAGCTCGTTGAAAGTGAACAGGTCGCAAAAGAGTTTCCAGAGATAAAAGAAACAGGCAATCTACCTAATGATGCAACCCCACAACTGACAGATGCTGCTGGTGGCATTGACGGATGGACCTGTTTAGTTTGGAACCCAAGACATGGGACTGACACAGAAATGCTTCGACCAAATGGTCAGTGTTATTTGAAACCAACTGTGGGACAAATGTTTATTTTTCCAAAGTGGTTACATCATGAAGTGTACCCATTTTTTGGAGAGGGTGAAAGACTATCAATTGCTATGAACTGGAATGTCATATTCTCTGATGAATATGTGTTAAGAGGTGCCTCTGAGGAAACCAGAAAACAATACTACGATAATATTGAACAGAAAAAGTTAGAGCAAAAAATTCTTGCAAAAGCGAAAGAGGATGGATTTTGGGAAAAATAGATTACAAGTACAACGAGGACAATATACTTGCTGAGTTAAAAGAGTATATCGACTCCACCTATGATGAACACTATAGTAAAAATAGATTTCAAGCTACAGAGTTCATCATAGACGGTGGACACGGTGAAGGTTTTTGCATCGGGAACATAATGAAATATGCACAACGATATGGAAAAAAGGGTGGAAAAAACAAAAGGGACTTGTTAAAAGTTATCCACTATGGTATTATAGCATTATACATTAATCAAATGGAAGAGAGTGAAAATGAAACTAAGTGATACAACAATTTCTGTGTTGAAAAACTATTCGTCTATCAATCAGAATCTTAAAATTGACGCAGGCAATAATCTAGTTACGATGTCTGCGATGAAAAATATTGTGGCTAAGTCGAAAGTCGAAGAGACTTTTGAGAAGGACATCGCAATATATGATTTAAATGAGTTTCTTGCTGCACTATCTTTATTTGAAAGTCCAGAGTTGGATTTTGAGGATGACCATGTAATGATAAACAATGAAGGTAAAACTTCATCTTGTAAATACTGGTATTCTGATCCATCCGTGGTGACCACTGTCTCTAATCCGATTGAAATGCCAGAGAGTGAAGTTTCGTTTACATTGTCTAGTGATGAACTATCTAATATCACTAAGGCAGCTGCAGTTATCGGAGTCCCTGACATGGTGTTAGAGAATGGGAGTCTTCGGGTAACAGATAAAAAGAACCAGACTGCAAATGCGTTTAGCATGAATGTCGCACAAGATATTAAGCATCTTAACTATGCTTTTTGGTTCAAAGTTGAGAACTTGAAACTGATGCCTGGCACATATGATGTCTCGGTGAGTTCTAAGAAGATTAGTCACTTCAAAAATACAAGTGTTGATATCGAATATTATATCGCACTTGAACCAGAATCACATTACGGCTAGATATATTTGTTTACAGACATCAGTTTCTTTGTTATATAAATATTAATAAATGTTTGTAAATGGAGAGATTGATGTCACTTCAAAGATATGTTCACCAACTGCGGCCTCGCAAAGAGTCGCATGTCAATCATGTAGATAGAATCCAAAGTTTCTTAACTGAGTCTGACACTGAAGGTGCTACTCGTATGGAGCAAGCAATCGTTGTTGGATATAACATCAACAAAGGTATGACAGAAGAGAAAGCGGTAGAAACAGCAGGTATTCCTCCTACAGAATGGGGTAAGTCAAAAGACGCACTAGGTAAGGCTGGTATACAACAGGGTTCTGATATTGCTAGTCAATTATCCGCTGGAAATTATATGGTGCATACGGGTAGAGGTAAGTCTACAAATTACTATGGAATAAAATTAGGTTATGACGCTAAAAATACCACTCCTAAAACTGATATTTCTGGAGATAGTGCAAAACACACGTTTTCGGTAAAAAAAGCGGGTGGTTCTTTTCTTGCATCTCCTGCTGCCGGCGAAGCGTCTGGTATGGTTGCAGCTGCAATATTAAATTATGAAAATAATGAAAGTGCAAAGGTACAGAGTAATATCACTGATTTTCTTAAATTTTTAGAAGAGGAATTTGACGAGTTGCGTTATAAAGGTGTGTTGATTGAAGCTCGTTCTGGTAAAAAAGATTTTGTAAACTGGTATATGACAGAAAGTGGTAGAAGAGATGAGCTTAAATCCAAGGAACGAAATAAGAAAAAACAAGATGACCATATGAGAGCGGAGTTATCTGTTTTTAAAATTCCAGCAACTATGAGCGGATGGCAGAAAAAAATAATAAAGGGTATCAAACCTGTAACTAAATCTGAACTTGATACAAAATATTTTCCAGAGTATGTATCTTCTGAATATCAAATTAATACAGGACAAGATTTAAAAAGAGGTGGTCAGATAAATCCAACCCATTTCACAGGTAATGATAAAAAAATAGTAAAAGATAACACAGCACTAAAATCACAAATTGTGACTATACTAGACCGCACCATTGCTCAGAATGAAGCACAAAAAAAATTCTCTGATGTTTTTACGAATGATGAGGGATTTAAAAAATATCTAGTTTACGAGGCTGCATCTGGCGTATTTAAATTTACTGGAGAATTAACCAAAGGAAATTACAGTGGTAGTGAGATTGCTGTCGCAAAGAAAATGTTATCGTTTTCTGGAAGCACTCCAACTGTTTATGATAATATTTTTGATTGGTCTGGTGCCAACACAGACATAATATCCGAAGTATCATTTGATTTTAAAGGTGCGGGCAAAGGACGATATACAGCATTAAAAATGGATTATGTTCCTTTTTCCGATACAACACTTTATTCTTATACATTAGATAAAATTATGGAAGAAGAGTGGAATCATATGCAATACAATCTTCAAGAGGGAATAAGAGATTGGATATCAAGTAGGTGGAGAAGCGCTAAAGATGCTATTTCAAAAATGGTGAATGCTATAAAGAATGCATATCAAAAATACGTTCAAGCTGTCGTAGAAAAGTTTATACAAACAATAAAAGATGTCGCTAGTAAGGGAATACAAGAGTTATTTAATTTTCTAGGAATAGAATTATCTGCTGATGTTTCGTTTGGTAAGATGAAATGATTAGTTTCAAAGATATGCTCACAGAAAGTAAGGCAGGCAAAAACTTACACCTTGAACACATAGAGGATGAAATACTCAACTTTGGTGTTGATGGTGGTCGAGCTGCTATCAACTTTCTGCGGTCACTGAGAGACATGCTTGCTGGTGGTTCCAGAAGTTCTGTGAATATGACTGTGAAGTGGGACGGTGCTCCTGCCATCTTTGCTGGGATTGAACCAGAGACAGGTGACTTCTTTGTTGCGAAAAAGAGTGTGTTCAACGTCAACCCGAAACTGTATAAAACAGAGGCAGACATAGATGATGATTTGAGTGGCACGTTGAATTCAAAATTTAAGGTTGCTCTCGCAGAATTATCTAAATTAAATATCAAAAATGTCTTGCAGGGCGATCTGATGTTTACTGATGATATAGAAACAGATAACATTGATGGTGTAAGATACTACACATTTCAACCCAACACAATCGTGTATGCGGTTCCAGTAAACAGCGACCTTGGTAAACAAATGATCACCGCAAAGATGGGGATTGTTTGGCACACGACATACACAGGTGATGCGTTACAAGATATGAAAGCATCTTTTGGTGCAGATATATCAAATCTTACGAAAAGTAGCTCTGTATGGATGGACGATGCAACGTATAAAGATGTATCTGGTCGTGCAACATTTACTGAAAAAGAAAGTAAGGGAGTAACTAGGGTGCTATCACAAACTGGAAAGACGTTCCAAAGAATAAACGCACCAATGTTAAGAAGTTTTCTTAAACTTCAAGATAATATGACTGGTAACCTTATCGGTGCGTCATTAAAGACATTTACAAATACAAAGGTTAGACAAGGTCAAAAGGTTACCAATCCAAAGAAACACGCACTGGACTATGCAACTCATGTGCATCAACACTTTGATAAAATGATTGATAAGGTTAAAACACCAGCTGCAAAAGACAAGTATAAAAAACAACAAA